AAAGGCAATGCTGACAAAGATATGATGTACGAAGCCTTTATCAAAGAAACAAACATTGACTTGAAGAAATTATTTGATACAGATAAAGTAGGTAATCCTATTTCTGATATTGCAGATAGTTATTTCATACAAAAGGTTGGTTATGAAAATAGTATTAAGAGCACAAAAACATCCTGATAACATCTACGGCACTATAGAAGAATTTGATTTAACAGAAATCAGGTGTATGCCAACAGATGAATGGTTAAAAAATAGAATGGATGAGTTTGATTATTGGTCCTCTTTTGAAAACCATGGCATGATTTATCCTATTACTGTATCACCACACACCGAAGATTGGGTACAAGGTATCATTAAACAAACTGTAAACGGCAAATACAAAAAACCTCAACACATAAAAGCAAATGGTGAAGTTAGACCTGGTCTATATGTTCAGACAGGTAACAAAAGAGTTTTTTGGGCTAGAGAAAAAGGTTACACACACATAGAAGGATATCTAGTAACTAACAAAGAAATAAAATCAAAAATAAGAAGTGACTTACATATACCACACGATAAGGCACCGAGATGATTAATATACCTGATACTATAATGACAACAGATGGTTATACACCACACAAATTTATACATGATTTTGTAAAACATTGGGAAGATTTAAGAGAAGAATGGCCAGAGGCAAGTTTATTTAAAGAAGAAGGCCATATCAAACCTAGAAAACACGGACAAAGACCTCATTTAAGAATGTTCATGTGTTATGCACCTTGGGCTGATAGTCCATATTTCGACAAATACAAAATACAAAGACATCAATTAACTGAAACATGGGATTATTTTGTTGATAAACTTTTTAGTAGTAAAGAATATTCTGATTGGTTAAAAGATACACTAGAGATACCTGGTAATAATTTTAAATATAGATTTGATTGGCATTTAACAAAGTGGGGGCAAGATGTATCTCCTCATGTTGATAGTGTTGGTAAATTAGGTAGCCATCTTATGTATTTTATGCCAGAGGGTTGGAATGATAAGTGTGGTGGACAAACCATATTTTATAAAGGTAAACTTGTTGACAATATGAATCCAGAAGCTAAAGACTTTGCACATAGTCAAGTATATAATAATACAGGTAACACTTCATTGTTATTTAAAAATACTGAAAATGGTTGGCATGGTGTAACAGAGGTCACCAGTGATTTAAACAGACAGATATTTAATGTGGTGGTTTTAAAAAATGATTAGTAATGTTTGGAATAAAGATAGAACAAGATTAGATTGGACATTTCCAACTAAAGAAGTCGCAGGTATTAAATTTAAATATGATAAAGACAATAGACTTATCAATAAAAGAATGAATACCTTTTTTACAAAAGAACCAAAAACATTAGAGTGGATTAATAGTTTTAAAAAAGATGAAATATTAGTTGACATAGGTGCTAATATTGGTGTATATACTTTATATGCAGCTAAGAAAGGTATTACAGTACACGCATTTGAACCACACGCTGGCAATTTTGCAGAGTTGGTAACAAACATATATATTAATGAGTTTAACAATGTTAAGGCATATCCTTTTGCTGTAATGGATAAGAATAGTGTTGATGAACTTGCTATGTTATCTATTGTACCGGCACAATCACATAACGATTTTGGTATGGAAGATGAAAGAGTAAAACATTATGTAGCTGGTTTTAAATTAGATTATACAAGAGTTAAACCACATCATATTAAAATAGATGTTGATGGTTTAGAAGATAAAGTAATTGCAGGTATGGACACTTCACTTGAAAATGTAAAAACAATGCTTGTAGAAGTAACAACAACAGATACTTTAAAACCTTTATTAGATAGAGGATTTAAAATAGATGAAAGTATGACATATAAGCTAAGTGATACTGAAACAAATTATATATTGAGGAAATAATATGAAAGATGTAAAAGGTTGGCAACTGCCTGATTGGGACAATCACTATGAGGGTATGTTAAAAGAATTTAATGGAAAGTTTGAATATCAAAAACCACAGAGAGATTATTCTTTAGGTTTTTGTAAAGAATTTAATGTTGCATTAGACATTGGTGGTAATATTGGTTTTTGGTCACAAGACTTATGTAGAAAATTTAAAAATGTATGGGCATTTGAACCTCATCCAGAAAACATAGCTTGTTACAGAGAAAATATGAAAGAGTTTGATAACTGGCATTTAGAAGAAGTCGCATTATCAGACCATCAGGAAGAAAACGCCACATTGTTTGCAAGTCCAGATGAAAGTGGTAATGTAAGTTTAAATTCTCATGGTGTAACACACGGCAATTCTAAAAGAATAATTGAAGATGATAAGTTAAACACAACTTATACAGATGTTAAAATGTTAGATGATTATATTGCAGAGTTTGAAGGTAAAAATATTGATTTTATTAAAGTTGATTGCCAAGAACATGAAAAAGAAATTGTATCTGGTGGTTTAGACTTATTAAGTAGGCATAACGCAGTATTAGTATTAGAATTACCTTGTAGAAATGAAAATGAGAAAAAATACCATGATGATATTGTAAACATTTTAAGTGGTATTGGTTACATTAGAAAAGGTAACAATAAAAAAGAAACAGTATTTACAAAATGGTTTGATTAAATGTGTGCAATTCATGGCATATTTAAAAAAGATGTAGATAGTATCATCAAAATGGTGGCGATTGCTCATCATAGAGGACCTGATGGTCGTGGTACTTGGCATGATGAATTCATTACTTTAGGTCATAATCTCCTATCTATTGTTGATGATGAAAAGAACTCTATACAGCCATGGGAACACAATAATTTAATTCTAGTTTATAATGGTGAAATCTATAACTACAAAGAACTAGGCGCAGAGTTTGAATTAACTACCAATACAGATACCGAAGTCATTGCAAGAGGTGTTGAAAAATATGGTGACGCCTTTTTAGATAAACTAGATGGAATGTTTGGTCTTGCAATCTATTTTAAAAAAGAAAAACAATTAATATTAGCTAGAGATTCAAATGGCACAAAACCAGTTTATTATGGTTTTGATAAACAATTTAATATATGTTTTTCTTCAGAAATCAAAGCACTATTAGAAATAGGTTTTGAAAGAAAGTTATGTAAACCAGCATTTGCACATTATCAAAAAGCAGGTTATAATTCAGGCTATCTAACACTATTTGAAGGCATACAGAAATTGGTGCCAGGTGAAGTTAGAACTTATGATGTAATTGAAAATAATGTAATTAATCAAAGAAACTTAAATAATTACAAATACACATATCATCACACACACGAAATAAGAGATAGAGTAAATCAGGCTGTAGAACAAACCTTAATGGGTAGAAGAAACATTGGTTTATTTTTATCTGGTGGTATTGATAGCACATCCATACTTTATGAGATGAAAGAGTTGGGGGTAAAACCAAATACCTTTACCTCTGAATTTGAATTAATTGACCCTAAAAGTAGATTAAACCAAGATAGTGATTTAGCAAAAGGTCTTGCAGAAAGATTTGAAGTATTTAATAATACAGTAAGACAATCTCAACAAGATTATGTTGACGCATTAGAAGATACCTTTTATGCGTTAGAAGAACCACGACAAGGTAAATCTTTTCCCACATATTACAACACAAATAAATTTATAGCACAAAACAATATTACAGTTACCCTAGCTGGTGATGGTGGTGATGAATTATTTGGTGGTTATAAACATCATAAAATAGGTGCAGAAGGTGGTGATTGGCGAGATAAACTTATTACTTTAAGTAGAAATAATAGAGAGTTAAGAAATCCAGAATTAAATTGTACAATAGATGATATGATGGATTATTTAAACGATTGGTTGCCCACAACACCAATGACAGGCGACAAGATAAATGATTTTATGTATATTGAAAGTTTAAATAGTTTAGCTGAAGATTTTTTAATTAGAAACGATAAATTAGGTATGGCATTTAGTATGGAAGGAAGATTTCCATACATGAATAAATGTATCAGAGATTATGTTAGAGCAATACCTGGTGAATTAAAGGTAACAAAACAATTTTTAAAAAAACCTTTAGTAAATAATAAGTTTTTACAAAAACAAGCTTTTAAAAATAGGTTGCCTGATAATATTTTAAATCATGTAAAAACAGGTTGGCGATTTCCTACAGATGAAATATTGATTGGAAATAGAATATCACCAGCACCAGACAATGGTGTATTAAAAGATTATATTAGAGAAATATTAAAAGACAAAACATTACAAGATTTATTTGAGTATAATGAAGATGATATTGAAAATAAATATTTAAATAATAAAGACCATCCACCAGTAGGTTCAAAAAATAAAGCTGATATAGGTTTATTATCTCAAAAAGAATTGTTTATAATTTTAAACTTTGCTGTATGGAAAAAAGTATTTGGGGTATCAATATGAGAATAAGAGTAGTTACAACTTGGAATGATAGATTGTATAAAGAATATGCTTATAGATTTGAACGCTCATATAAAACACATTGGACTTTTCCTCTAACAGTTTATAATGAAGATAAAGACCTATTTGATTTAATACCAGAATGTAAAGAATTTATTGATAGAAATAAACACAGGCCTCATAAAGACTTTTTAAGGGACGCTTGCCGTTTTAGTTATAAAGTATATAGTTATACTCATGCAATATTAAACGATAATGATTCAGATTTTATTATGGGTATTGACGCTGACAGCGTGTTTCATAAACCTATTAATAAAATATGGATAAAAGAAAATGTTTATGAAAGTGATTGTATGTTAACTTATCTAGGTAGAGGTAGTCAATATAGTGAATGTGGTTTTTTAGGTTTTAATATGAAACATCCTGAAATTAAGAACTTTGCTAGAGCAATGCAACATATGTATAATACAGATAAGTTGTATAAATTAATTGAATGGCACGATAGTTATATTTGGGACCATGTAAGAAAAGAATTTGAAGAAAAGGGTGTTAAAAATAAAAATATAGGTGATGGTGGTAAAGGTCATGTACAAGCTAGGTCTTGTTTAGGCCATATATATGACCATATAAAAGGACCTACGAGAAAAGTACAAGGTTTTAGTGGAGAAAATAAAAATTTAAAAGTTAAAAAAGGAGTTTATACATGATTAATGTTTTTATAGGTTATGATAGTAAAGAAAAGGTATCTTTTAATGTATTATCATATAGTATATTAAAAAATTCAACTAAACCAGTTGCTATTACACCAATATATTTAAATAATATCAAAGATGATTTTGTAAGAGAAAGAAATAGTTTAAGTAGTACAGAGTTTTCATTTAGTAGGTTTATTATACCTCACCTTATGAACTACCAAGGTTGGGCGTTGTTTATGGATTGTGATATGCTTATGGAAGCGGACATAAATGAACTGTGGCGTATGAGGGATGACCAATATGCTGTACAAGTTTGTAAACACGATTACACACCAAAGAGTAAAGTAAAGTTTTTAAATCAAGTACAAACAGTTTATCCTAAAAAGAACTGGTCTAGTTTTATGTTAATGAATTGTAAGAAGTGTACAACACTTACACCTGATTATGTAAACAAGGCAAGTGGTTTAGAACTACACCAATATAAATGGTTAGAAAGTGAAGATTTAATTGGTGATTTACCATTAGAGTGGAACTGGTTAGCTGGTGAGTATGAACAAAAAGATGATATTAAGAATGTACATTTTACAGAGGGCGGTCCATGGTTTTCAGAATATGAAAAATGCGATTACTCAACTAATTGGTACAAATATTATTCAGAGTGTTTTCAAATAAGGTTAAAATGATAGAAGGATTTTGTACAAATACAGGCAAAGATGTTTTTATCCATGCTCTATGTAATAGTGTGGGTGGTTATGTACATCAAAATACTGTTCAAAATATTGGTCAGTTTGAACAAGGCAACTGGCCAAAATTAGATTGGAATAAATGGACAGATAAACCTTGTGCTGTGGTTGGTACATTAAGAGGCACAGAAAAAATTATTTGGGAGTGTCAAAAAAGAAATCATCCTTTTTATTATATGGACCATGCTTACTTTGGTGCAACAAGAGATTATAAAAGTGGACCTAGTGGAGTATTATACAGATTAATTAGGTCACAAATGCAACTTAATTATATTGTAGAACTAGAAAAAGAAGATTATCAAAGAATTAAAAAGTTTGGTAAACAAGAGTGGAAACCTTTTCATAAAAATGGCGAACACATTTTATTATGCCCACCTACTAAGGCTATATGTAGATTATATAATTTAGGTGATGAACAATTATGGATTGACACACAGTTAACAGAATTACAAAAATATACAGATAGAAATATTATTGTAAGAAAGAAAGATACAAAAGTTTCATTACAAAAACATTTAGAAAATTGCCATGCTGTTGTTACTCATCAATCAACAGCTGCTATTGAAGCAATTTTGGCTGGTGTTCCTAGTTTTTGTGATATTGTATCAGCTGCTAATGAGGTATCAGAAAGTTTATATGAAAATATAGAAACACCTCATTATCCAGATGATGATTTAATTAAACAATGGGTAGATAGTTTACTATCGGTACAATTTACAGGTGATGAATTTAAAGACGGTACAGCCTATCATACAGCAACAAGATTACAAACATGATTATTACACACAAAATAGCTTGGGATAAATGTCTATCACATCAAATTTGGCCGGCAATAGAAAAAGGTTGGAAAGATGAAGACAGACCAATACATTTCTTTTGGGGATTAGCAGGTAAAAATATACCTCAAATTAGCGAGTGTGAATATAAGGGTGAAGAATGGTGGTATGTAGATACAGGTTACTTAACAAATCAAATTATTCGTTATCCAGAACCAAAGATTGAAGACTACGATAAAACTTATTTTAGAATAGTAAAGGGTGGCATTCATACGATTAGAGCGTTGGTGCCAGCTGAAAATACAAGAGTTACAGAATTAGAATATAAAGGTATTGACATAGAATTTAAAGGGTGGAATAATAAAGGTGAAAATATTATTTTAGCACCTTCATCACCTACTGTTACCTATCATATTAATGGAATGACACAAGAACAATGGGTTGAATTGACAA